TCCGACCGCGTGATGCGCCAGCCGCGCGAATGGTCGGCAGGGTCGACCGGCTCGCCGTCGAGCTCGTCAAAGCCCGTCGAGGCGGCACGGATCGTCTTCGCCCGCAGCAGCCCCAGCACCTCATCCGCTTTCGGCGACACGCCAGCCGGCGGGAATTCGACCAGCGCAACGAGCTTGCCGTCAGCGGTAGCATTGATCTCGACCGAGCGCGCGACCGGGCTGTTCGGATCGTGACCCCACAGCCAAACCGGATTCTCGCGATAGTTCCGCAGATCGATTCCGCCGGACACCAGCACGATGTTGTCCCTGCCGACAGTCTCGGTCGAGCAGACCATGCGGATGCGGCGGTCATCACCGGCGACCGGCTCAAACGACGAATCGCGCATCGCGCGCTGATGAACCTTCATTTGCGTGTCCTCCTGGTGGAATACTCCGCAGGCCTGCGGGTTGTCTCATCGTCCTGCGCGGGCGGCGGGCGCGGTAGCACGGGCCTGGTTACCCGGCGCGGAGCCTGGCGCGGGGGGCGTTCGCTATCCGCCACGTCGGGCGAACGTGGGCCAGCCGGCGTGCCTTTATTCGCCACCCCAGCCTCCATCCCAATAGAAGCCCCAGCCCGTCAGGATGGTGGCAATGCCAGCGGCGACCAGCAGGTCTGCCTCGGGTGCGGCGAACGTGGCGCGCTTGCCTGCCCGCACCGTGCTGCGCGAGGGAAGATCGACGACGTCCACCGTGTTGTACTCCTCGCGCATCTCGACAGCGACCTGTGCCGATGGGGTGGCCACCTCATAGGCCAGGGTGCCGACCACCGGGGCGGCCGCGGAGCCGCGTGGCATCACCACCCGGGCAATCCTGCCGGCCGTGCTCTGATACGTTCCGAGAAGCACATAAAGCTCCAGGGGATAGGCGGTGCCGCTCATGCCATCTGGTCCTCTTCCTGGTCCCTCGGAGCGAGCGGACTGTCCTCGGGCTGGTCCTCGGGATCCCGTGGCGCCTGCTGCTGCGGCGTCTGCAACGTCATTCCGCCGTTCCCGCCGGCGACCGCCGATCCTACCGGCGCGGTGTTGACCTGCACGCGGTGCTCATCACCGCCCGCGATCGGCGGCAGCCCCTCCGCCATTCGGACCTCGTTAATCGACAGGATGCCCTTGTCGATGGCGAGACCATGCGCCTCGTACCGGCTTTTCCTGTCGCCGCGCAGCAGCTCGTCGAACGAGAACTCCACGCGGTACTCCGACCATTCGTCCTGGCTGAACAGCGTCATCCGCAGGAGCGCTTCGATGTTCGCTGCCATCGGGTGCAGCGTGTCGTTGATATACTGCTGCTCGGATGACTCGATGTTGGAGAACGTCGCGCGCGACAGATCAAACACCTTGTGCGGCGGAACGCGGAACAGGCGACAGATTTCCAGCACCTGAAACTGCCTGGTCAGCAGAAACTGCGCTTCCTCGTTGGTCATCTGGAGCGGCTCGTACTTCAGCCCCCCCTCGAGCACCGCCACGCGGTGTGAGTTCTGCACCCCGCCATAGATCAGCTTCCATTCGTCACGGATGCGATCCCGCGCGCCGTCGGAGAGCGTGGTGCCCTCCGGCTGGACCAGGACGCCGGCAATCTGCGCACCCTGGCGGAACAGGATGGCACCATGCATCTGTGCTGCGATCGACAGACCCACGGCGTCCTGGGACGCGTTGATCGGCGACGTCCCGACGTATCCACCGTCGAACGTTCCGCCTTTCACGTGGATGATGTCTTCCTGGCGGAACGTCACGCCGAAGCCGGTGACCGGGTGGGAAATATTGTAAAACAGCCAGCCCATGGGAGACATCATGATCGACACGCGGTCCCACATGGCAGGAATCAGCGCCTCGGGCGCGCCTTTCCATCCCCGCTTGACGATGGCGACACCGTTTCCCTTCAGCGCGACCGACGCGACCAGGTAGCGGGCGAATTCAAACCAGGTCTGCCAGCGGTTCGGACTGAAGAGCACCTTGCACACCGGGTGATCGTGATCCTCCGCCCAATAGCCCCCGCGCGTGCGGCGCTTTACGACGACCGGCAGCTTTGCGATGTCCTCGGAGATGGCTTTGACGCATCCCCACACCGCCGCGCTCTGCAACGACGAGAGCGGCGTGACTGGCGTCCCGGTCGACGACGGATACCCACCCATGATGGATGAGAGCATGGGAGAAGGCTGCGCCAGGGAGTAATCCCGCACAGCTTGTGCAACGAGCGCGCCACCGTTCGAGCCGCTGCTTCCTCGCACCCGAACCCTCGGCTTCAGCATGTCGTCAGTCTCCCAGGACCAGCAGTCCTCGCTCTTCATACGGCGATGGCGGTGTCCATGCCACCATCGCGCGCGCAACGCCTTGGATTGTCGCGATTGCGCCGTCGATTTTCTTCTCCTCTCGCGACTTGCGAGGGAACACGTTACCCACCGCATCGAAACGGCCGACGACGTTGCCAACGCACCAGGCCAACACCGGGTTGCCGTCGTGCTTCAGCCGACCGGCATGGATTGCCGCGCCGAATTCCTTTGTTGGGCCCGAGTAATTCCCGACATTCTGCCGGAATTCCACAGCCTTGATGTTCACGGCGGTCAATTGCTGCGCAAACTGCACTGCGTTCCATGGATCATACGGCACGTCGAGTATTTTCACGCGCGATGCGAACGCTATCAGGTCTGAGAAGATATACTCAAAGTCGGTTTCGTTCCCTGGTGTCGCAACAAGCCATCCGTCGTCCACCCACTTCGCATACATCGAGTTTTTCTTGCCGTTCTCGTCTACCAGCGCCGACTCATTGATGTAGAACTGAGCGAACACGCGGTACCGCAGCGCCTTTCCGTCTGCCCTCTCCGGAAACACCAGCGCCATGCACGCCAGGTCGTTCCGCGATGCCAGATCGAGGCCGACATAGCACTCCTTGCCGAACATTTCCTCGAACTTAAGGTCCGGATCGAAGCAACGCTCCCAATCCGCGGGCGAGAACAGCGGGTTGAGCGCACCGGTCCAGACGTTCAGCTGCTTGGTCTTGAATTCAGCCTCATGCGCGGGCGACCGCTGGGCCTGCGCCGCCAGGTTTCGGAATGCCTCCTCCTGGACCGTTACGCCCCAGCCTGGGTTCGCCTTCCGCCAGGTCGTCTCGTCATAGATGCTGTCGCCTTCCTCGTGCTGGGTCGCCAGGTCGATCGTGTAAATCAGAACGAACAGAGCGTCGTCCTGGGTCTTGCCCTCGAGCAGCTCAACGCCATCGTCCCACAGAACCTTTCCGATCCCGACCGTGTTATCCGTTGCGGTCGAGATCGAGAGCAGCAGCGGCTGCGACCGCTTGCCGATCGCGGTCAGCAGCGCGGAATAGACGCCCGCGGTGCGGTGCGACGCAATCTCGTCGCACACCGCGATGTGGACGTTCTTGCCGTCGAGGGATTTAGCCTGGCTCGAGAGCGCCAGCAGGCGGGATGCGGTCGTGTCCTGGTAGAGGCTGCGGGCGTTCACCCCGATCCCGAGGTCCTGGAGCATCTCCGGGCAACGCAAAGCCATCTGGCGCGCGTCGTTGAACATTAAGCTGGCCTGGTCGCGGTTCACCGCCGCGCTGTATCCCTCCGCACCGCCCTCGCCCTCGCAAAACGTCATATAGAGCGCGATCCCGGCAGCGAGGCAGGTCTTTCCGTTGCCCTTCGGGACATAGATCACGCCCTGGCGAAACCGGCGGAACTCCGTGATGCGGTCGACGAACCCGAACAGGTTGATCAGGATGAACGCCTGCCATGGCATGATCTCGATGTTGTGGCCCGCCAGCGGGCCTTTGTAGTTTTTCAGGTTGCCGATGAACTCGATCGGCATGCCCGCAAGCTCCGGGTCGAACTTCCAGCGGCTGTCCCCGCGCTCTGCCGTAACGAGGTCACGCACGAATCGCTGGCAGGCGAGCCGCACATAGCGGCAGGACGGTATTTTCCGGTCGACCACCTGCTGCGCATACCGGACGCCAGCCTGGACCGCGGGTGGATACCGCTTACTGGAGCGTGTGGCCAGCAGTGGTGGCGCGACGACGTTCATGGACACCCTTGATGCGCGCGAACGGCGACTGCGCTGCCGTCTGTTGTGGCTGGTCCGGAATGGCAGTGCCACCCGTAATGCGCGGGCGCGATGCCGGGCTGAAACCAAGCTCGGACGCCAGCTTCGACATGCCGCGCGCGCATCGCTCGATGATCAGAACGTAGGGGTTGACCTGGACGCCACCCTTTCCGCGCGCCAGGAGCGGGTGCGGCATCCCCTGGTCGGATCGTTCCAACTCGGTGTTGGCCGTCCGCAGCATGTCCTCCAGGATCACCCACGCGGTCAGAATGCCGCGATCGATCCGCCGCAGCACTGCAACAGGCGCGTGGTCCATCGCGAAGCGCCACCCCTCCTTCTGCCGTTCTGTGAGGTGTTCGGGAGGTGAACGCTCGAGCGCGCCAGGTGCCTCGGGTTCGGCGGTGCGACCCTTGTGCCTGGTCGCGTTCCGGGTTCCGTGCAGCTCGTGCAGCGCGGTGGGCTTTGGCTTCCGGCCTCGGGTCATCGATCACCTGGTTCTACGCCGGCCGCGAGCGCGCGGCACGACGTATGCTTCCGACTCCGGAACCTGACGCCGGAGCCTGCTGCCTGGACGCAGCCGGATCGGCCGGGCGCTCGGCGCCACATTCAGGATCGTGGTCACCAACGCGCGCATGGCCCGCCGCTCGTCGGTGTTCAAATATGCATCCATCACGGAGACTGCCATGATCGGAACGGGAGCAGACCGCAGCACGTCCTGCAGAGACCGAGGCAGGCGGTCGAACATCCGCATCTCCACCGACACCCGAACCTGGCCAACCAGATGGCCCGCATCTCGCGCGCCGGGCGAATAGTTTGATTCGACTGTCACCGCATCAGCCTCCTGCGATCGTTGGTTTCGCGCGCGGTCTCCGCCGAATGACATGCCTTGCAGAGCGCTTGCCAGTTCGAGACGTCCCAGAACAGCCCCTGGTCGCCGCGGTGCGGGATGATGTGGTGAACCTCGTTCGAGGGATACTCGCAGGCTGGCCCGTCACAGAACGGGTGCTGCGCCAGGAACACCAGTCGAGCCCGCTGCCACCGGTATCCGTATCCGCGCGACGTCGAGGATCCCGCACGCGCGGCACCGACAGCACCAGCACTGCGCGCGGGCGACCAGCCGAGAGGCCGATGGAGGTCAGGCCGCGTCGGCATCCACGCCGTCCGGATGTGCGCCGCCACGCCAACCCTCCGGCCCGCCCAGCGCCTCGATCGTTCCGACAATGCGGCGGAGCCAGGGCAGGATCATCGGCGGAATCGCGCGCCTGCCGTTGGCCCACTGCCGGACCGTCGTGTCGCCGATCCGGAGACGCCGCGCGATCTCGCGATACGACCAACCGGCTCGTGCCGCCAGATCGTCAAGCTCCTCTGCCGCAGCACGCATGGTCGCGTCTGCGTCCGAGCGGACCCTGCTGCGTCCCTGCATGCTCTGAGATAAGTCGTCCATGGTTCGACCGTTAGCGCAGTATGCGCGCCGACCGCAATGGAAACTGGCGTCTGGTGGGACGGCGGCGAACCAATGCGCGCGCATAATGCGCACAGGAAGTTGATCCTCTCCGCGCATGACGTGTAGTCAGGACGTCCGCGCCAGGCGGCGCTGGTGGCACTATCGCCCCGGCGAGTGCATCACAGGAGCACACATGACCGACGACACCAGAGTGACGGGCTTTCGGGATCCGCGTGGCAAGTCCGCGCTGCGCGCATCCAGCCGGCAGAACCCTCGGAACCTGCCGTGCCCGACCTGCAAGAGCGAAAACCGCCTGACGCCAGCGGACGTCGCGCGAGGATACCAGTGCGACGAGTGTGCCGACCGCGCAGAGGGAGGCGGCTGGTGAGCGCGACCATGAAGCGGTGGGCGGTGACCGGCCAGGTGGTGATGGTTGTGGGACTGGACGTGGTCGTCCACGCGCCGACCGAGGCCAGAGCCCGCGAGGCCGCTACCAGCGTCGCACACGCGAACCACGATGATGTCTCCGAGGTCGTGGTGACGAACCTTCGCGAACTGGGACTGGTCCCCGACGAACTTTCGACGAACTTTGACGAACCACCGCCGGGCGCCGTGACCATCTGGGTGCTCACAGTCGCAGAGGCACCCAGCCGTTGGGTCTCCCTGCACTTTTCACGCGAGGACGCAGTCCGTGCGCTGGCAGCCTTCTGTCGAGCGCAGCGCCGGCCGAGGGATGCCTGGAATCTATCGGACGCAGACTCGGTCGTGATCGACGCGTGCTGCTCCACGCGGTACGCGGTCACGCTCGAAAGCACGACCTTGGCAGCTGGGGTGTCGGCAGTCGTCCTCCACGTTTCGGGCCGCACTGGCGCCGGCGGCTCGGGCGGTGGAGCGCCGATTTCCCTGGTCGAGTAGGCACGGGGGGCTGGCTTCGGTCAGCCCCCTTTGACCTTGGATGCACCGCCGTGATCCCCTATGTCATCAACGCGCCCTGGGCATTCCGCCCGGGCATGAGGGACAACCCTGATGATTACATTTTCCCGCATCGAGCCTGAGTCGACCTTCGAATATTCCGTCCACCAGGACGGGCTGCGGATCGGGCTGGTCCGCAAGCAGGAGGCTGCCTCCTACCCTTACCACCCCACCGGCCGCTGGCTCGCTGCCCGCGGCGCTTTCATCTCCAGGGCCTATCCCACCCGCGCGCGGG